ACTGAAGTAAATGTATGGACAGGAGCTGACGGAAATAGCGGTTCGTTTACAGGATTTGCCACTGCAATCGCTTTGGACGCTGCCTTGCCTAGTGCGCAAGAAGTTGCTGGCACTTCAGTAACAGCTGCTAACGTAATCGCTGAACTTCGCAAACTTGTCGACGCATTGCCTGCTCGTTTGTACGGTGTTGATGGGCTTACTTTGTATGTTTCCCAAAACATCTACAAATGTTATTTACAAGCACTTGGCGGATATGCCGCTTCAGGAGTTGGAGCAAATGGTTATGACAACAAAGGTTCAATGTGGTTCAACGGTCAACCGTTATTCATTGACGGCATTCCATTGTTTATGGCAAACGGAATGGCGAATAACACCGCGATGTTGACTTACAAGGATAACCTTTGGTTTGGAACAGGTCTTTTGAACGACCAAAACGAAGTTAAAATAATCGATATGGCCGATATTGACGGGTCACAAAATGTTCGTTTTGTTATGCGTTATACCGCAGGAGCTCAATACGGTTTTGCTGGCGATATTGTTACTTACGGAATCACTAACGCTGCCAACTAATAAACGGGGGCGAAAGCCCCCTATTACTAACCTTTAAAAATTTAAAATATGGCTTGTGATTTATCATTAGGTAGAAAAGTGCCTTGCAAGGATAGTATTGGCGGTTTAAAAAATGTGTATTTTGTTAACTTCGGTGACGCTACTGGATATACTTACGATGTTACAGATACCGATGTTATTACCGATGTGGCTGGTACGCCAACGGCTTTTAAATATGAGCTTGACGGGACTGCCAACAACTTAGTTCAAAACATTAATAGTTCAGCCGACACAGGTACTACATTCTTCGAGCAAGTGCTAACGCTTCAACTAAAAAAATTAACGCCTAAAATGCACAAAGAACTTAAACTTATGGTGTACGGACGTCCGCAAGTGATTGTTGAAGATAACAACGGTAATTTACACTACTGTGGTATTACTCGCGGCATGAATGTAACAGGGGGGACAGTTGTTACAGGGGGTGCGCTTGGCGATCTTAGCGGATATACATTAACATTGACAGGCCAAGAGCCTGTGCCTGCTAACTTCTTAGGGGACACTTTGAGCGGAGCAGGTTTTAGCATTACTTCAGGGACATAATTCTTGCCTACTAATACTTTTAAAAGCACCTTTAATCGGGTGCTTTTTTATTTAAAAGAAAAACAAAATGCATATTTTTACGATAATAGTATATGATATTAAGAGAATCAACGCAAAGCCAAACTATTAGAATCACTCCTCGTGAGGATGTTATTACTTCTATAACACTCACAAATGAAACTACTCAAGATGTACTTACTTATAATATTGATGAGGGTTTTAAAAATCAATTTTGGGTTGAAATTAATTTAGTGATAGACACAAAAGAAAATAACAGTTACATTTTAAAGGCTTTTAACGGCAATACTGAGGTTTTCTATACAAAGTGTTTTTGCACAAATCAAACAGATTATTCAATAAATAAAGATATTTATGTCAAACGAGAAAGTACAAACAACTTCGTCATCATCGAATAATGTTCAATTTGTTGAGCTTGCTCAGTATGAACTGCCAAAAGCAATTGAAAGCAAAAAAGATGATTGGGTTGTATTTGGGGAGAACGATTGCTGGTTTAACGAGATTACAGACCTTTATTATAATTCAACAACAAACAATGCGATTATAAACAATATTGTAAAGCTGATGTTTGGTAAAGGCTTAAAAGTCCGCGATGCTCGTTTGCGACCAAATATGTACGCTAGAATGAAAAGCATTATCCCTGATTCGGTTGTGAAAAAAATAGTGACTGATTACAAGGTATATGGCAACTTTGCTATACAAGTTCTATATAAAGCTGGTGAAATATATCGTTGCGAACACCTGCCTGTTCAACTTGTGCGAGCTCAAAAATGCAACTCAAAGGGCATAGTAGAAAATTACTATTATTCAGACAATTGGGCAGACACTAAAAAATTCGAGCCGAAGCTATACCCTAGTTTTGATAGCGACAAAAAATCCGAGATTAAAATACTTTACTCAGGTCATTATAGTGTTGGACAAAAATACTATTCAAATGTTGATTACTTCGGTGCGCTACCATACTGCAAAATGGAGTGGGAGATTAGTGAATATTTAATAAATGAGGTTCAAAATTCATTCAGCCCAACAACAATTGTAAATTATAATAATGGTGTGCCAAGTGAAGATGAGCAAGCCTTAAGAGCCAAGAAAACAGTACAAACCCTAACAGGTTCAAAAGGTAAAAAAGTAATTGTTTCATTCAATGATAACGAAACATTAAAAACTACTATTGATAGCGTCCCTCTTAATGATGCGCCAGAACATTACAGATATTTGTCAGAAGAAGCTATGCGTAAAATCATGCTTGGTCATAATGTAACATCACCTCTTTTATTTGGCGTTGCTACCACTACCGGATTTTCTTCAAACGCTGATGAATTAAAAAACAGTTATATTCTTTATGATAATATGGCGGTGAAGCCATTACAAGAAACAATTATCGAAGCTATTGATAAAGTTTTAGCAGAGGCAGGGGTAGTAATGGATTTATGTTTTGAGCAATTACAACCATTAACAGCAGCAGGGGAACTCACAACTGAGCAAACACAAATGTCAGCTCATCAAACAACTGATAGTTTTTTAGCGGAGGGGCTTATATCTAAGGGCGAATCAGAAATAGACGGTTATGATCTTGTTCACGTTAGCGATGTGTCGTATGATAATGAAGATGAATTTGATTCGCTTATTGAAAAAGCAAACAGCAAACAATCCTTATTGTCTAAATTAATACCGTCTTTTGCTAAACGCAAATCAGAGCAGGACAATCCTATTTTCTTAACTCGTTACCGATATGTTGGAGAAGTGAGCGAAAATAGCCGTGAATTTTGTATAAAAATGCGCACGGCTGATAAATTGTACAGAAAAGAAGATATAATCGCAATGGATAGCGTGGCAGTTAATGCAGGATGGGGCGCAAATGGCGCAGATACGTATTCTATTTGGTTGTACAAGGGAGGCGGCGGTTGTCATCATGCTTGGCAACGTGAAACGTATCGAAGAAAAGGCACGGACATAAATAGTCCGCTTGCTCAAACAGTATCTCCAGCACAGCAACGCAAAGAGGGATATATCGCTCCGACGAATGACAAAAAAGTATATCAACGTCCTGTTGATATGCCTAATAATGGATTTTTAAAATAGTATATAATATGGCACGTCCTTTATTTGTAACACCTGACGATATTAAACGCTTCACAGCAGCAAATGGCAATATTGATGAAGATAAAATCATCAAGTTTATAACCATTGCGCAAGACACACACTTGCAAAATGCTCTTGGGTATGTTTTATTCAATAAAATATCTAATGATATTATAAACGATGAATTGCAAGACCCTTATTTATCGCTTGTAAACAACTATATTAAGCCTATGTTACTACATTGGGCATTTGTTGAATATTTGCCATTTGGGGCTTATATAGTAGGAAACAAAGGTATTTTTAAGCATACGGCAGAAAACGCGCAAAATGCGGACAAAAATGAAGTTGATTTTTTAATGAATAAGGAAGCAGATACGGCTAAATTTTATACTCGTAGGCTTATGGACTATATTTGTGCTAACAATACTCAGTTTCCTGAGTACAATGAATTTATTAACGGACATTTATCATCAAGTAAAACTTCACAATATGGCGGATGGTACTTACCATAAAAAACGTTATAATCCAAAGGCTGAAAACGTTAAAAAATTAGAAGTATTTTTAAAAAAAATCGAAAAAGATGAATCAATTAAACTTTACGCACTTAAAAGGGACAACGTTTGAGGCGCAAACATTTACAATACAAAAAAATGGTAGCCCTTTAAGTTTGGTTGGCGCGAGCATAAAAATGCAATTGCGTAAATGCTATGGCACTGCCATTGCGCTTGAATTGTCTAATGGCAGCGGGATAACTATTACAAATGCATCTGGGGGAGTATTTAGGATTGATGAAAGAATAATTAACATTGAACCCGCAGCATACAAATATGATATTAAAATTACCTTTGCTGACGGGAGTGTAAAAAAATGGATAAAAGGCGAGTTTAATATTGTTGAAACAATTACATCATGAGCGACATTATAGATATAACCACCACAGCATTAGAGGATGTTGTAGAAATTACAACAACCGACAATCAAACTATTGTAAATGTAATAAATCAAACAGGTGGTGGCGGAGGCGTCCAATCAGTCACAGGTAACCAAGTGGATAACACCGACCCTGCAAACCCTATTGTTATTACGCCCAATTTAACGCAAGTACTAAACGTTTCCGACCGCCCCGTAATCCTACACGATGTAACCTCTGGAGATTTCA